ACCGATTAATATACTTGTTAAGACTAATACTGCCATCCAAAATAATCCAAATTGGAATAACTCAAATGGTGTACCGTTCTTTTTCATATGTAGCCATACTTTTAACTCTATGAATTTAAGTATTGCTTTATCAATTAGTTTTCTCATTTATTCTATTTTGTTATAAATTAAATTTGCACAATAAAATACATATTATTTGCACACCTATATTAATTATTATGTTCTTTTATTATCTCGTTTAATCGTTTTAAATCCTTTCTTACTCTCTCTCTTTCTAACTTGTAGTCTAATAACTCATTTTCAAGTGTTCTAATATCAGGGAATACATAATTGTTTTGGTTGTATCTTAGTCCTTGTATCTCGTTCTCTGTGTCTGTTATTCTGCCCTCTAAATGGGTGTACAGTAATACCGCACTACCTACTAATATAACTATCTGTATTAGCCATTTAATGTTGATAGATATTCCTGCCTCGTCATTTAGCTTAGGTAGATTTTCCCCCATTAATTTTGCCTTTCAAGTAATAGAACAATTCTTTTCCTAATAGACCAAAGAAACCACCGACAAGACCAATCATAGCCGCTTGTGCTACTCCCATTAAAGTAATTGTTGATAAGGCAGTAAACATAAACCCACTTATAAATGATATTTTATTGTCCATAGTTTTATTATTAAGGCAATATAGCATTATATCTTGCAGCAGTTCCTTCCCAATACCCCAAACTGCTTGATTGAATACCATAAAATTGATTATTTACAGAATCAAATCCAAGACTTGAAAATCTTCTTCCTGCCCAATTAGAAAAAGAAAAACCTAAGTAATTTCCATTCAAATCGTATTTATGAGTTGTAGCAGAAATACCATCTATACCGCTACTAACCCAAAGACCACCGCCATCCCAAGTTAATCCACTTTGCATAGATGATGCACCCTGTGAAGGAGTCCAAGACCTAACAAAATTACCGCTATTATCATATATTCTAACTATACTTGCATCTGTGTCTGTATATGCAAATCCATTTGGAACTGCAGCTACATCATAAACCCTACCGCTTACGCTAAAATTATTTAACAATGATATTTGTCCTTGACCTGTAAATGAATATTTTCTTACTCTATATTGATCAAAATTACCAACCCAAAAAAGACCATCTTCAATTCTTGATATACCATTGAAATTTGCAAACCCATAACTTGCAGTATAAGCAGATGCAGGTGTTGTCCAAGAACCTGCAGTAAGCAAGTCAGATCTTTTAACATTAAACATAATACCATCGTGAGCATCCATACCAAAGGAATAAGTTCCACTAAAGCCAAAATCTAAAGCTTCAAGTGTTGCTCCAATAACACCTGCAGAACCACCACTCCCTGTACTTATTAACCTATTTCCAAAAGCCATAACTTAAATTTTAAAGGTTAATGTCAAACAATACAACTGATTTTTTAGTTGTTAAAGCATTTATTTCTGCTTCTATTGAATCACTTTTAGTTCTTAATGCTGCTCTTTCCCCTCTTATTAAATCAGGAGTAGCTTCTCCGCTATCAGCTTCACGAATAATGTACCAATCCGTTTCAGATAATTTCGCTCCTGCTCTTGACTTTAATTCAGATATTTTCTGCTCTTTTAATTCAGATAAAGTTCCCTCAATAGTTTTATCTAACACATCGTAAGTATATACATCGCCATCTAAATAAATATCAGATAATTCCTGCGTTCTGTAATCAATACTTGGTTTTACAACATCTAAAAATCCATAAGATTTTAATTGCTCATCAGATAAGTTTTTACCTCCACCTGCTACTAAAACACCCTCTGCTGAAAATGAATTTGGTACAGAGTTATAAACTTTTATTATTCCGTTTTCTAATCTTGCCTTCATAATTAAATTGTTTCTGTTTGTGAAATTGAAATATAAGCAGTACTTGCTGCTACCATTACTACTTGAATAAAGTTTACTGCCCCATCAGTAGCATCATATTCTCCGCTAACTAATCTTGCACCACCATAAGATGTATCAAAAGTCAAGGTAGATGTTCCTGTTGCTCCTGCAGTAATTAAAATGTTTTTTACATCTCCCGCTGCAATATTACTAAAAGACAAAGTCAATGTGGTGTCATTCGACATGTCAAAAGTATTGTATAGTGAAAAATCTAAAGTCTCTGTAGTACCTGCAGCTCCTATTGATTGAAGGTTTTTATAACTTACTCCTAATTTAGCAGGTGTTATTGTGTTACTTGCAATAGTTAATGCAGTTGCTCCTGTAACTTCCCCTGTGTGGGTAGCGTTTGGTGCAGAGTTTGTAACTGTTACCGCTCCTGTTGTTTGGTCTACAGAAATACCTGTTCCCGCATTAACAGAGTTTACATCCCCTGCATCGTCTAAATACAGTTCTGTAAAGTTTTGATTTACTTTATCAAATGCGGTTCTTAATGGGTCTCCTGTACCATCATTAGCAACCGTTCCGATATTAATTGTTTGTTGTGCCATTTTTTAATTGTTTAATTATTATTTTTAATATTTAGTTTGGTCTGCCTTTATATTAGTATTGTCTGCCATCAATAAAGTAGTATCTGCTCTTAGAAAACTACCATCCGCATCTGTTGGATAAATTACACCCCATCCATTTGCTTCGTCTGTATTTCCGAACCAACTACTTTGGTAACTTATCCCCCAATTTATGCTGTTTGCCATCTTTGTTTATTTGTTTTAAATAAGCTTCAAGCTTTATTATATTACTTCTTTTTGGCTTATATGTTTTAATTTGTTTTTTATCTACAGCACCCATGAATGAAAGTTTACATCTTTGTCAGGGTACATCTCTCCATTAGTAGATTGATTGTACTCAGGGAATAACTGACTATAAAATCCCATATAATCCACAAATCTACGAGTATAAAACTCAGCAGTTTCAGTAACCTTGCTTAACATCATGTTCATTTCTTCCAATGAAATAGTTTCTGAATTTTCTGAACGATGTTTGTACACCCCTCCGTTACTAATCTGATACATTGAAAAAGGAAGGTAGTCGCTTTGAGTAAACCATATAAGCATAGGCTTGATATAATCATCCAATAATCCTTTATAGTTTGCATTTCCAACATCGGATATAGTTCCGTTTAATATTAATTCTTGTAGTTTATTATAAAGTTTCCCTCCTAAGTAATTTTGAATATGCGTATCTTGAGCTACTTCTATAAACTGTATAATCTTATCATTATCCACATTCCCATCAATAATGGACTTGCGTTTTAGTTCTTCTAATCCTATAAATAGAGCCTTGTTTGCCATATTAATTATTTTTTAGTGTTTGGATAAGCTCCCCTATCTTTCATGTCAGAAGGTCTAACGCTTACTTCTTTAGGGTTTTTAGGTTCGTTAAATCCATCTTCTTTAGCATCTGAAGCCTCTACTTCAGTCTCATCACTAACCTTCTTTCTATATACTCTTCTCTCCCAAAGATGCTTGCAATTAACCCCTCCTTTGTAAAGAAATAAACTGTAGTTTTGCTTCTTATGCCCAAGCTCTCTGTTAGCTCCTTTAAAAGACATCATTCCAATATCTTCCTTTCTAAACACTATATTCTTTTCAGTAAGAGCTTCCATTTTCTTACAGAACTCTCTGCTACCTGAACTTTTTCTTACAGGAGCATAAGCATACCTTACTTTAAATCCTGCGTTATCTTGCTTAGAGTCTTTATTTGGGTTTGCATCATCTTTAGATACCTTAGCTAAACTTGTTTTAAGCTCTTCTAAGGAGGTTTCTGTTCCATCTAATACTTGGGTATCAACAAGCTCCCATTCATCGCTAATAACCTCTCCATAGTCCTCTAATTGAGAATACATGTCTTCACCTTCTTCATCAGAGAAGTCTTTTAGCTCTTGTGATGATAATTGTTGAGTTTGTTTCTCACCTGTCTCTTCTTCTTTCCTTACTTTTGTAGATATGTTATCTAACTCTGTAAACTCAATAGGTTGTAGAGTAATAAAGTATAGGTTTAAGAATATGCCGTTAAAGTTTAACAACTCATTAAATCCATCAATTAAAGCCTGTTGGAATGGTCTAATAACAACATTATCCATGATGATAGAAGCTGTTCTAAGCTCCTCTGCATTGTTACCGAATCCTGTGTTATCCTTAATACCCATTAAGATAGGAGATACAATTCTATGACCCATCATAATCTTCTCTCTACTCTCATCAGCCAAAAACTGATATTGAGCATGTGCATCAGGTAAATGAATAGGCTCTAAGTCTGCCTTAGTTTCACTACTATCATTAAAAGTAAGAATAAATTTACCTGCATTAGAAGTTCCACTAAATTTATCGTATATCTTTCTTTCTAATAACTCTTGAGTTTCTTCGTTTGGAACTCCGTTGTTAAAGTTGATTAGTAAGGATGGCTGTAAACCATTCTTAATGTTGTTTATATGGTAGTTTGATACTTCTTCTTCTAAAGAGCAGTACTGCAAACACCCATTGTAATCTACAGGTGCGTAGTAATAGAAACCTGACTTATAAGGCTTGATAACAAACATTTCAATAGAATCTGACTTAGAACCATTACCGAATGTAGGTATTCTCTTAGGTTTATCAGATGGCTTTATATCACACCATTTAGGGTGGTAGTAGTATGCCTTTATTTGTCCATCAGTAGCCTTTTCAGCTCTCAATGTTTCCATTGGAAAGTGTAGTACTTTTACTATACTTGTCTTGTCTTTGTTATATATAATTTGCATGGCAGCCTGACCAAGCATCTTATAATCATTAACCACTCTCTTAACCTCTCTTGGTTTAAGAAGTAGTTTCATTTTAGCATACATTTCAGGCTTAACATCAGAATCAGTAGCATCTAATCCTCTACCATAAATCATCTCAACAATACCATTAATACAACCCGAATTGGTTGGACTACCTAAGTATCTTTCTATGAGTGTGTCAAAGTAATCGTTGTTCTCTCCATACTGAACCCAATCCTTTCCATAAACCTCTTTTATCTCAGGAGCAGCATATCCTGAAAGATTAACAACTCTTACAGAACCATCACTAAATTTCTTAGTTGGTTTTACGTTGTTGTTTAATGTTATTCTTCTTTTAGCCATAATAAACTTTATAATATGATATAGTCGCTTGTTGTTGAACTATATTCCTCATACTCATCTGTATTTAAAGTATGCTTAACAGTCTTATCTACTTGAGCAGTTGCGTATGCTTTATCTCTAAACCAAAGCTCTCCTCCTTTTGTAAACTCTAAATAATAACCATAACCCTCTCTTAATATAGAGAAAGATATATCCATATAAACATAGTTGCTATTGTTATCAGGAACTTCAGCTACTATATTCTCAATAGTTTCAGATATATTTGTACCATCTTCAGTTATTACCAAAGTAATGTTATCAAAGTTAGCTTCCGCTGTAGGAAACTCTCTTGGAACAATCGCTATTGTTTGAGATTCTGTATCAGGTAATAATCTTATCATAATATGATAACTGAAAATCTGATTTTTGTTTTTATTTTGACATAAAAGAAAAGAGATGGAAGGAAACTAATCCAACCATCCCTTGTCTATTAAGTTTAAGAGTACTGTGTTTAGGCTCCTGCCACTACAGTAAATCCAACTGCTTCAGGAGTATCTCCTAAGAAGTTAGCAGGAACTCTTTCCATAGCTGTCAAAGTAAGTGTATAACCACTCAAGTCAGACATTGCAGTACCTGTTACAATAGTACCACCTGTTACTTCAGCACCATGCTCTAAACCTGCTAAAAAGAAGTTTCCATTGTAATCTTCTACAATTACATGAGGTCTTCCGTAAGCTAAGATTTTAAGCTCTTTATGGTCAGCTACAGTTAGTTTCTTTAATGTTACTTCAATCACTTGCTCAAATGCAGTCGTTCCTGTATCTCTACTTGACTGAATGTTTTGAGTGAAAGAAGAAGCTCCTTTAATTTCGTATTTGTAAGCATTTGGTGTACCCGCTACTGCGTCAATTACATCTGTATTAGTTACATCATAAGTGATTGCACCTAAATCTCCGTAATTAACAAAGTACAAGTTTTTTAAACCACCAACGCTATCTTTGCAAGGTTCTACCCTTCCTGCTGTTAAATCACAAGCCATCTGTTATATTTTTTGAGGTTAATTAAAAAAGGGTAGGCAGGCTTTACGGCTTACCTACCCCTTCTATTTATTTATTATTAATTATACAGGTGTGTAAAGAACGATATCAGCTCCGATTCCGTACTGTACTCCACTTGTCATACGCATTACCACACGCACATTCTGACTTCCGTCAATGTCTGCCATGTCAATAACTTTCACCAAATTATGGTCTGATAAAAGCCCCGTGCCGAAGAATAAGTTAGATTTCTCAGCAGCCATGATGTAGTTGTCAGCTAATCCGTTAGCAACAAAGATTTTAACACCATCAAAAGTTAAAGCTCCGTTGTTCCACCATTGAGTACCTTGTGCGTTAGTACCGTTAGCTCCTAAACCTGCAGCTCCAAATCCGCCTAAAGCTCTTACGTAAGCTCTTGCTACGTTTTGAGACACATATAAGTATAAGTCCTCTTTTCCGTAAACAGCAGAAGGAATAGCATCTACTACTTTTCCTAATTCAGCAATTACGTTAGCAGCAGTAACAGAAACACCAACCACATCAACAACATCAGCATCAGCAGTAGCTAAAGTAACTAATCCGTCAAATTCTCCTGCAGTAGCATTAGTTCCTGACCAAATAGTTTGCTCTGTTTTTTCTGCAACTTTAGCAGCAACATGAGCAACTAAGAAATCTTGGAAAGATGGAGGTAAGTTGTCAAATGCAGA